TCACTGGTGGTAACATACTGACCGGTGGATTGATTTCGGCCACAGGCAACATCACCGGTGGTAACCTAGTCACTACAGGCGCTTTAGGAACAACTGGTAACCTCAGCGCCAACAACCTCAGTGTTACCAACCTAACAACTTCTACCATACTGAGTGCTACTGGTAACGTTGTTGGTGGAAATATATTAACAGCCGGTTTGATAAGTGCCACAGGGCAAATAACTGGAAGTCAGTTCAATGGGTCAGGCGCTGGCCTTACATCAATTACAGGTGCCAATGTTACAGGTACAGTGCCAAGTGCTACTAGTGCTGCTAGTGCTACCACAGCTGGTACTGTGACCACTGCTGCTCAACCCAATATTACCTCAGTTGGCACATTAAGTTCGTTGACAGTAACTGCAAACGTAGCTGGCGGCAATTTGACAACAGCCGGTCAAGTAAGTGCTGCTAGTAATATCACAGGTGGCAATTTAACTACAGGTGGCCAGGTAAGTGCTACTGGTAATATCACAGGTGGCAATTTAACATTGACTGGTACTACTATTAGAGCTCCGATGGATGTAAATGGCGCAACAACCGGTAGACTTACATTTTTGAGTAGCGTTGCTAATGGAACAGTAGTTCAAATTGCAAGCAATACAGCAACAGATTCTTTTGCTGGTGTAGCAAGTTGGACAAAAACAGATACTAATAATGCAACTTATTCATTTGTAGCCGTTAATACATCCGGTGCTTATATTGAATCAGGTAAAACTGGCACTGGCGCCACACCGACAAAATTTGATGTAATCATTGCAGGGACGACCTATTTGACTGTAGCCAATACAGGTTCAAACATCACTGGTCCATTGAGTGTCACCGGCAACATCACATCAGGAAACTTTATTGGTGCACTAAATGGATCTGCGGCCAACGTCACTGCTATTAATGCTTCTAATATAAGTTCAGGTACATTGGCTCAAGCACGACTGGCCAATGCTTCATTGACAGTAAACGGCACAGCAATTGCTCTTGGCGGATCAGGCACAATTACAGCCACTGCCACAGGTACACTCACAATTGGCACAGGTCTTGGCGGTACCAGCTACAACGGCAGCACAGGTGTAACAATCACCAACACTGGTGTATTGAGCTTGGCCAACGGTGGAGGCATTACTGCATCGGCTTCCACTGGTGCAATCACCTTGGGTTCAACTGCAACTAGTGCAAACACCGCAGGTGCAATTGTTGCACGTGGAGCAAGTGGAGAATTTAGTGCTGGAGTAATTACAGCAACTGCAACTCAAGCACGTTATGCTGACTTGGCAGAAAATTATGCAGCCGATGCTAACTATGAACCAGGGACCGTGTTGATATTTGGCGGCACAGCAGAAGTCACTGTTGCCAACGCAGCAGGTGACACAAGAATTGCAGGTGTAGTATCTACGGATCCAGCGCACTTGATGAATTCTACCATTGACTGCGAGCATCCAGTGGCAGTTGCGTTGACTGGTCGTGTACCAACCATGGTCATTGGTACAATCCGCAAAGGTGACATGATGGTATCGGCTGGAAACGGCCATGCACAGGCCTGTTCCACACCAGCAATTGGTACAGTTATTGGTAAAGCTCTTGAAAACTTTGATGGCCCACAAGGCATCATTGAAATTGTTGTAGGAAGATTATAATGGCTTATGTAGGCTATACCCCGCAGATTGGTCAATATCGAAAAATGGACAACTTGTCCTTTGACGGTGTGACCACAACATTTCCGATCACTGTTGATGGTGTTTCGGTAACTCCTGCCACAGCATTTGCAATGTTGGTGGTTCTCAATGGAGCACCTTTGAACCCTGGGGTACAGTTTTCTATATCGGCTGCAACAATCAGTTTTGCTACCCCACCAGCATCACTGACACCGTTTTTCGGATTGATACTGGGCGATCCACTATATACTGGAACACCTGGCGACGCCACTGTCACTGACAGCAAAATTGCTACAGGTACAATAAGTTACAACAAGTTTAGCACCAACACACAGGCTACGCTAACTGCTAATCAAATCATATTTGGAGTTTAAGAGATGGCACGACAAAGAATTTACGAATACATATTCACACCGGGCACTGCTGGACTTGGAACCATACAAATTCAAGGCCGGTACAACCTAGCGGATATTCTAGCCATATATGATACCACAACCAATGTTAGCATTTACAATTTTGGTGATCCTTCCCAAGGTGGCACAGTTTCGTGGACTGCAGGAACATCAGCAACTTGGCCCACAGCATATGCTGGCGTAACCACCATTGCTTTAGACAAAGACACCAGCAGTTTAAGCGCCAATGACAAACTGTCAATTTATATCGAACAACGAGCGCTGACTGTTGAACCTTGGGCATTTGGTGAAGATGCTATTGGTCGTTCAAGAATATCAAATCCCGAAGCACTGATTGATGCTGACTTTGAATATGGTTTACAAAACACCAAGTGGCAAAACGTTTCATTGAACAACAACATTCCTGGATTTTACGAGGACGTAGGTTCTGACATCATCTTCAACACCAACGGTTATGTGACCATGCTGGCTGGAGATGACACCATTACCAGCAACGTAGATACATCGGTGAGATTACAAAATCAAAGCACACCACAGTGGATTGCTGCCGACTACGCAATTATTGTCAGTCAAACACAGGGCAACACCGTACCATTTACCAGCAATTATTTGACAGCCAACGTTAATAGTTCTGCAGAACGCACATTCACAGTGGCCAGTACCACAAACTTCAGTGTTGGCGATAATATTTTGTTGATCGGAAGACCAACATCGGGCGGTACCACAGTGGCAGTGGCCAATATCACCAGCACAGCAACCACAACAGTCAACGTGGCCAATGCCAGTGCTGCTGGCATTGTGGATGGCTCGTATATCATCGTTAGAACCAACACTGCTAACGTTTTTGAAGTCATGGCAGTCACTGCGGTATCAACCAATGCACTGACTGTGGCACGGCAAACCAACAACACCAACGGTGCTGGTGCAAACATCAGCATTGGTAATGATGTTTATGCAGTGAGTACCTTGGAAGTGTCTAGAATTCAAGAAGTCACCGACGGTACCACTCTGCAACTCACTCGGGGCTGGTACAACACCACACCAGCAAACAGCTTTGCAACAGGCACAGTGTTTCAGAAACTGTCGGGAAATATTGAACTGGTAAATCACTCGGCAATAAACACATCAGTCAACGGATTGCAAACAATCACACGTGGAGAGTTCAATACCACTGCACTGACCACAGCAGGTGTCGGCAGTCCAATGATTCGCATGACCGGCATGTGGTACAGCACTGGATCCAACAACTTGCCACAAATTGGAGTCAACCAAAGTGATACCCCAATCACTGCTGGCGAATACGTTAGTGTACAAAATACAGCAGACAGCAACGCCGAAGGTGTCAGCATTGTGGCCAGCGCAAACGACAATAACTTTGTGTACTACCCACGTCGATCACCCAGCTTGGCACCTGGATACCCACTCAATCAATTTGATACAGTTATTCGCCAGGCATATCCCTATACTGGCGCTGAACTTGACGTAGCAAGTATTGTCAGTGATGGCGCCACACCCAGCACAATTACAGTGACCACAACTTATGCTCATGGTCTAGTGCCCGGAACTCCTATTTTGGTAAATTTGAGCTCGGGAACCAACCAAGCCTATGGTGAAGGCAGTTTCTTCATTACCACGGTTCCTACCACAACAACATTTACCTACACTGGTAAATCGGGAGCAGCAGTGTCTGGCTCATTGACTGGCACGGTGTTTGTGCGAAGCAATGCTGTGTTTGTGCCACGACCCTTTGATGGCGGTGTAGTCATAGGTCCCGGAACTCCCACTCGTGGCGCAAGTGCTGTGCGCCAAACAAAGAAATATTTCCGTTATCAATCTGGTAAAGGCATCCTGTTCTCATCAGGAACCATGTTGAAGCCAACATTTGATGTGGCCACAATCACAGCAGACGGTACCACAGCAAACAGCAACATCACTGTAACCACCGACGTTGAACACGGACTCAATGCCGGCGCCACAGTCGCACTAAGCGGAGTGACCACTTCTGGGTATGATGCCAGTGGATATGTTGTTACCACTATCACCAGCGATGTCAGCTTTGTGGTACAGGCTCAAGGCACATTGGGCAGTACTACCCCAGTACTGGGACAACAGCCCAGAGTTGCTGTTACTAACTGGCACGGTGCAAGTGTTCGAGCAGGAATTTTTGATGATCAAAACGGATTGTTTTGGGAGTGTGATGGCATCAGCTTGAATGCAGTACAACGTTCAAGCACTTTTCAATTGGCTGGACTAGTCAACGTTGGAGCCGGCAGCAACTTGGTCACAGGCGACGGCACCTGCCGATTCCAAGATCAACTCAACAACGGCGATGCTGTGATAATCAAAGGTATGACTCACACAGTCACCAGTATTCTCAACAACAACAGAATGACAGTGATACCACCCTTCCGTGGAGTCAGCAATCAAACTCGTGTGAAAATGACTTTGAGAAACGAAATACGTGTGCGCCAAAGCAATTTCAATATTGATCCAATTGACGGCACAGGAGCATCGGGATATACCATTGATTCCAACAAAATGCAGATGTTGGGAATTGAATATTCTTGGTACGGTGCCGGCTATGTGACTTGGATGGTGCGTGGTCAGGACGGACGATTCATTCATGCACATCGACGCCCAAACAACAACCTCAACAACGAAGCATACATGCGTTCGGGTAACTTGCCAGCGCGATACGAAGCCATCAATGAAACAGCTATCAGCAGTCTCAACGGTGCAATTACCGACTCTGATACCACCATTGTGTTGCGTGATGCCACAGATTATCCCAGCGCAAGTGTAACGTATCCAGTGTATGTCATGATTGATGACGAGATCATCAAGTACTCGGGCAAATCTGGCAACAGCCTGACAGGTTGCACTCGCGCAGCCACATTTACTCAGTGGGTCGAAGGACAAAGTCGCAGCTTCACCGGAGGCGCAGCAGCCAGTCACACTGACAACACTGGTGTAATTCTAATCAGCAATACCTGCACACCACTGGTCAACCACTGGGGTAGTTCAATTATCATGGATGGTAATTTTGACGGCGACGAAGGCTATCAATTCACATACAACCGCAGTAACTATGGTTTCCCGGCCTCAGTGGGATCAAAAGATTTGGCATTTGCCATGAGACTTGCGCCCAGTGTCAGCAATGGTATCATTGGTGATCTTGGGGTACGTGATCTAATCAATCGTGCTGCGCTGACACTGGAATCTCTGAATATTCAGGTAAGTGCAGGACGTTTCTTGATCGAAGGCATTTTGAATCCCACCAACATTGACAGTGCTAATACCAGTTGGCAAGGGTTGAATAACTTGGGTGGAGGTTTCCAACCCAGCTTTTCACAGTTCTCTACTTCTCCACGTTACACCGCTGAATCAACTGGTGGTGTAACACCCTCACCGTTCAATGCCACAGGTGGTATGACACGTAGTGGTACTAAAGTAACATTTGGCAACGCTCGAACATTTGCCAATCTTACACCAGTTGTGGTGTCAAGTTCAGGCACAGGCGCCAACCTCACAGTGCAGCTCACTGCAACAGGTACAACTTACAGCACAACCACCACACAAATCACAGTGCAGGCAGCGGGCACAGGTTACGCAGTGGGTGATACTTTGAAAATTACAGGCAACGTGATTGGCGGATCAACTCCCACAAACGACTTGAACTTGACTGTGACCGCGATTACAACTGAACTGCAAGGTGGCGAGCGATTGTTTGCGATCCCAATGAGTTCTACCAATGGTGGTGTGCTTAATTTGCAAGCGATCAAGCAGCTTGGAACCAGTGCTGTTCCTGGAACAGGAACCTATCCCAATGGCCCAGAAGTGTTGGCGGTGTTGATCACAGCACTGTCTACTCAGTCAGCTCCGGTTGGAGAAATTCAACTGTCGTTCCAGGAAAGCCAAGCTTAACGAACTACAAGATCCTGCTCAACAAGCAGGATTTTGTTTTGTACAGCTTCGATGTTTACTGTATTCCACAAGCCAGGATGCATGGGTCTGGGAAAGTTGCCTTTGTCCAACCATGCATAACCAAGATGCTCGTGATTGAGTATGGGAACAAACTCATCTTCAATCAAGCAAACCCAGGTATGATAGGAAAAAGCTCCATCAGCCGAAGTGAATTTTTCAAGAGGAATCAGCTTCAGGTAGTTGGGGAATGAACCCAGTTCTTCAACACATTCACGTTCCATGCCGCCCAACAGCGTTTCGTTGGCTTCAAGTTTGCCTCCCGGCAGTCCCCAAGTTCCTGGATGTTTGGGATCGTTGCGTAGTAGATACAGATAGCGTCCAGTGTTCAAGCTTCGAAACCAAACACCAACTGCTTTCAAAGAACGAGTCTCCATGTTCCTCCGGGGTATACGCCTTGATAGCTCTTGATCCAGGCTTCTCCAGTCCACTCGTACTGAATGCCTGTTGTGATGTTTGTGACATATTGACCCGCAGCCTGCGCTTGAGAAACAAACATAACTCTCCAACGGCCGCCGGTGTATTCAATGATATCGTTGGCATTGGCTATCAGCGGACGTCCATTGCCACCAACCCAGGCCGTGGGGTTTTGTATGTTGTCTGCATCGCCTGTGGCCTCGGTCAACAAATAACGTTGACCTTCAAGAGCAGAATCGAGTCCATCGCCGGGACCACTGATCAAAGGATTTATAACAGCATCAATGGGCGCCAGAGTATTTTGTGGCACTGTGTCAATGTCGGCATCAAACAACAGAAAGCGTTCATCACTGGGATCCAGCGCAATAGTTCCCACAACTTCGGTTTCGTCTTCTTGTATCAGTCTCAACTGACTCACACCCGGTCTCAAAACACCGTACATGTTGATAACACCTGGCCACAACAGGTTGGAATCAGGCACAATTTCGGGCGGAGTCAAGCTGTTGTTGCTGGGCTCCTGTGATGTGCTTTTTTGCTGCAATATCTGTACTTTGTTTCCAATCAACACCGTGGCATAGTTAAATGGGGTAATTATTTGTCTAGTGCCCAACAACAAATCGTTGTTGGCCACTGCATCTACTAGGTCACCTTCGCTGTCGTACATGCTGGCAATCACACGCTCTACCACACCCAGTTTCTTGACCTTGGCCGGTGGGCTAATCCAGATGGGCAAATTAAAACGCAGTGTGGCAACATCACTGGGGTTGTCCGCGCCTATGGGAATGGTTCTTGAAGTCCAGGTGGTTTGTTCAAGTTCTACCACACTCAAACTGGTCCAATCCAAGTAGTTGTCAGTGCTTTGTATTTCAAGTGCGGGATTGAACAGCGTGAGTATCTGTTCCAGCAGCTGGAATTTTTGATTGGTGTTTGATGTCCAAATGTCCAAGGTGATTCCCAGTTTATAAGGCACAGGCATCAGTCGTTCGATTGTAAAGGCATTGCCTTGTGTGGTTTCGTAAGTTTCTGTGGTTTGGTCATAGGTGCGTTGACGCACATTGACCTTGCTCACAAAGTAAGGCTCTTGCATTCTGGGTCGATCGTAGTCCAAACTTGAAACATAAAATGTCATCAACGGTGTTGCTGGCATTGAGTTTCTTGAGTTCTCCTGTATGATGGTTTGAGCATTTCTGCTGGCATCGCCGTAGCGAACCGGCACCCGCAACAACGCAGCAGCATTGGGACCATCAGTTTCCCGGCCGTATTCAACTTGAAAGTTTGAAACTATTCTTGTAAATTGCAACAAGAATCGTCGTATTTGTTCGTCGTAAAAAAATTGCTGAATTTTAGTTCTCCTTGGTAAACCATAAAATGACGTTAACTCGATTTCTGCCCAGGTCTAGTATTGGGATACGGCTTGGGCGGGAAGTTTCCGTTTTGGTCTCCGTTGTCGGCTCGAGGTTTCAGCAGCTCACTCAAACTCTGTCGACTTGGTATATTGCCAAGATCCGTGGTGGACACAGTGTATGTATTGTTGACAAAGCCTGACCGCAAAGTATCGTTGCTGGAACCGTTGTTGAGATTGGTGCGCACTTTGTCTTCGATTTTGGTCCAACGCTTGCCGCTGTAGCGGAACAGTCGATTTGGGAAGTAGTCCAAACGCAGACAGTAATCGCCGTCTACAGCATTGAGTGGGAAAGCAACGCCTGTGGTGACCGGCAAACCATTGGGAGGAACACCGTCGCCAGTCAAGTAACCCACAGTGTAACCATCAGCGGTGGGAGTAATGGCCATGCCTGGCTCAGTGCCATCCACGGTTGGTGCAGTTTCGTCAGAAGTCAACCCATTGGTATTGCCAGGCTGACCCAAGGCATTTGTGGGCAGTATGTAATAC